CAAGGTCGGCCAGCAGATTGATAAGGCCGACGCCCGGGTCGCTGCGGCCGTGACCGTGGCCCGCGAGAACGCTGACAAGCCCGCCGTCGTTAAGGCCGAGACGGGGGTGGCCCTCTCTTACCTGCCTCCCCCTACCCCTGACGCTTTGGCCTACGCCCGCAACCGGGTAACCCGTGCCAACGCCGACGAGTACAAACTGGCCGAGGACGCAGGCCGCAAACTACTGGCCGTCATCGACGCCAACTGGAACAAGGCCGAGCAAGACGCCGCCAAGAACAAGGCCGCCCTCGACGCCGCGAACAAGCAGATCACGGCGCTAAAGACCGAGGTCGAGCAGGTCCGCACGGAAGGGGTCCGCAACGCTTTTGCGGTGGCCGCTGGGGTTTGCTTCCTCGCTGCCCTGGCTATGGCGCTCCTCGGGCAATACATCCGGGCAGGTGTGGCCTTCGCGGTCGGGGCCGGCGTTGGCGGTCTGCCGTTCCTATTCTCATCCCCTTACTTCCTGCCGTCTGTCGGCGGGCTTGTGCTCCTAATCGTGCTGCTGGTGTGGCTACACTTCCGCAAACCCGCTTGCCCCGATGCCCCGCAAGAAATCAAAGAAGGTTAAAGTTATCTGGAGGGCTTTGGGAAAAGAGCAGGCTTGGGGTCAGGCCCATACTGATCCTGACAACCCCGTCATCGAGATTGACCCCAGGCTATCTCCACGCCGCGAGCTTGAGACTTTGGCACATGAGGCCCTGCACATCGCCCTGCCCCATCTAACTGCTCATCCGCTGAAGAGCAAAGAGTACCGCAAAGGCGAGGCTGAGATAGACCGCATTGGCAAGGTCGTGAGCAAGGTGCTTTGGCAGGAAAACTACCGCCGCGTACTGCAAGGTAAGCACACCACCCCGGTCCGCATCTCATGAGCGCCTCACCATTAAGCCCCGAGGACATTTCCCCAGAGGTCAAGCAGGGAGCCCTGGCTGGCCTTCTCGGCATGATGGGCATGGCCGTGAAGATTATCCTCACCGACGAGAAGCTCACGATGGGCAAGGTGCTCACGCGGCTCTTCGTTGCGATGGTCGTGGCCGTGCTCTCCGGCTTTGCCTTAGACAGTTACATCGAGAACAAGAAGATGCTCTGGGCGCTCAACGGCCTCTCTGGGTACATGGCGCTAGAGGTGACCGCCTGGGCCGAGGGAGTCGTGAAGGCCCGCCTCTCCGGCGAACTGAACAAGGTCCAGAAATCCGCCGGCCTCAAACCCGCCAAACCAAAACCCCGTGGAGCCAAAGGAAAAGCCCGTCGTTGATACGAACCTGCTCTGGGCAGTGGCCATCCTGACCATCGCGTCGGGTCTGACTGCGTTGGCCACGGCTTGGATTTGCGAGCAGGTGCTGGCGGCCTTCCGCGACTCGCACGCTTTCGCCGCCCTCCTGACCAACGACGCGGTGATCCTCGACGACAAGAATACCGAGACCCAGCTGCGCATGTCGACGGCAGCGCTCAAGGTGGTCCGGGACCTAGCGACCTGCCTGGCCATCGGGTGCGCCGGGGTAGGGGTTGCCATAGGGGTCAGGGTCTTCGGTCGGTCTGACGGTCAAGACGCCTCCTAGGGCAAGCCAGAGGGGTCAATCGACCTATCCACTGGCATATGTCGGAGGGGTCAGAGGGGGTCGGTTTCCATAACCTTCCCGCTCGGGCACTTATGGAAACAAACTTGGCCTTTTTGTGTCAAAAGCCCCCGCTCGGTAACTTGGCAAAAGATTGGTCTGGACAAGGTGGCAAAGGTTTGGTCTAGTGGCTCCCGTACCCACAACACCATGAAACTCATCCTCGCCCTCCTTGCCGGCCTCGCGCTGGCCGCCTACATCGTCGCTCTTGCCGATGGCCCCAACCTGTTTGACATTCTCAACAACTACTAAGGCATACTAAGCAAATGAGAAAAACTTCAAACAAGCAGGAAAGTAATGAAAACCAGCACCTGCGTGACATCATCGATAACCTGCAACAATCGACCAGGAACCTGGCCTTCTTCTCCGGCTCAAACTCAGTGAAAGAAGTCAGCGAAAAACAGTTCATCATTCTCGAGGAAACCATCGCCGACCTTGAGGACATCTACATCGCTCGGGTCAACGCTCTCAAACGCAAATGAGCAACCTCGGCTCTCCCTCGCAGGAGCTTCAAACCCTAATCCGCACCATCGGCTACACCCGCGACCGCGTCCTGCAGGGCGACTGGACCCCGAAGTACGCCAACGAGCAGGTGACTATTGAAGCCAACGCCGCCGAGCAAATGCTGGTTTTCTTTGGCTGCACCGACGTCGACATCTACGCCCACCTGTCTCCGTCTGGCCGTGCGCTGCTCAAGTGGCGCTACCGCGACAAGGACGGCGAGCTCTTTACCGGCTCCCTCCACCCGACCGGCAACTGATGCGCCCGCTTCTCCTGATCCTGTCGGCCACCTGCCTGTCCGCCGTCACTCCTGCCCAGGTTGACGCCATCATCCGCGTCGAGTCTGCCGGCAACCCCGCCGCCGTTGGCCGACTCGGTGAGCGTGGCCTGTGCCAGTTCTTTCCCGCCGCGTGGGCCGACACCTCCCGCTGGCGCCGGGCTCACGGTCTGGCCGTCTACCCCTACTCCCTAGCGCACGACCTCGAGGCCGGCTACACTTACGCCAACTCCTGGCTAACTCTAAACGAGGACCGCCTACGCGCCGCCCTTGGCCGACCGCCTACCATCGGCGAGCTGTACGCTGCCCACCAACTTGGCTTTGCTGGCTTCCGTGCAAAAGGGTTTGACCTCTCTCGCTGCCCGACCATCACCAGAGTCGTCGCCGCCCGTTTGGCAAAGGTGACCCGAACAAAATGAACAAGCCCCTGCTCGTCGCCGTAGATCCCGGCGTATCTGGTGCCATCGTGACGTTCCACGACCACCTCGGCTTATCGTCGTACAACATGCCGGCCACCGACTGGGACGTCTGCAAGCTAGTGGCTACCATCTCGACGCAGGCGAACACGGTCGTGCTGTACCTCGAAGAGCCCCCGCTCTACGCCGGCAAGAACATTCCCGGCTCGGCCATTGGTAAACTGATGTGGAACACTGGCGTGCTCTACGGCGCCGCCGTGGCCTGCGGGTGGGAGGTTCACCGGGTGCGTCCCGCGATCTGGCAGAAGACCCATCCGGTCGGCACCAAGGGCGACCTGACAACCACCGCCTGGAAGAACAAACTTAAGGCCCGCGCCGGCGAGCTCTTCGGCTCCACCCCTGGTCTCAAGGTGACGCTGGCCAACGCCGACGCCCTGCTCATCCTCGACGCCGCCCGCCGTGGCGCCATCAACTAACTTTCCACCATGTCCGACATCCCTCCCGAAAAACAAATCACCAAGTCCCTGGTCTGGCCCCCCGCGTCAATCAAGGGCTCGTCCTACATCATCCTGCACGACGGCACCGTTGCCCGGCTCCTGAAGCCCCGCCGCAAGGGCAACATCAACTACTGGTCCCTGAACCTTGGCGGCCGCTTGCAGGTCCTCACGCAGAAGACCATCGACGACCTCGCCAAGCAGTAACCTTTCCCGTACCCATGAAACAAGCCACTACCCCCACTGACGCCAACGCGGACTTCGTCACCGCCCTCAACGCGCTGGAGAACGTCAGCGCAAACAAAAGCAACCCGGCCTTCAAGGGCTCCAAGTACGTGACCCTTGACCAGCTGCTCGACGCCGTGAAGCCCGTGCTGGCCGCCAACAATCTTGCCTTGTGCCAGGTTGTCGACACGACCGCCGACGGCCGGATCGGCGTGCAGACCTCCTTCCGTCACCGCGACGGCACCGTCTTCCCCGGTGGCATGCTCTTCATCCGGGCCGACGGCATGAGCCCGCAGCAGATTGGCTCCGCCCTAACCTACATCCGTCGCCAGTCAGTCCAAACGGCTTGCTGCGTGTCTGTAGACGCCGACCTAGATGGGAACGGCCTCACCCCTTCGCAGTCCATCATCTCGCCCCAGAAGGCCAGCCAGACCCCCCAGAAGAGCGCCGCCAGCGACTACACCAACCACCCCGACGCCGCCTGCCGTGTCCTGATCCGCAAGGGCTGGCTCAAGGAAGGCCAAGGGCTGGCCGACTTATCCGGTGAGCACTTCGCCGCCATCGCTAACAACGCCGCCTTCAACGCGGCCGTCCAGAAGGAGGCGTCCAATGGCTAAGGAAGAGACTGTCTGCGTCTGCGAGCGAGTCGATGGGGGCTTTTATGTGGTCATCCGCGTCTTCCAAAAGGACGGGACCTCAAAGGTCTCCTGGGCTGGCCCGGTGCATACCATCATTGAAAGCGACAAACTCTAAAATGGGTAACGACTTCCTCACCCCCGGCGGCCAGCCCTTCGACCCGATCAACGAGGCCATGAAGAACTTGGAGCGCATCAACGAGCTCGCCGCCGCCAACGCCCGCATCGCCCAGCTCGAGGAGCGTAACGAGCAGATGCGTGAGGCCGGCGACAACATCTGGTACGTGGTTCGCCACGCCGCCCAGGTTAAGCCCGAGGACATCATCGAGGCCTGCACCATCGGGCAGGAGAAGCGCCGCCATGGCTGACATCCCCAAGGCCATCGAGCGCCTCGCCGAAAAGGACACCATTTATCTCTACGGGCTTCTGATCCTGCTGGACGGTGAAGGCTA